GCATACGTGGATCGTTTTGATTCATGAATGCTGCATCTACCGCTTCGGTCTGTGCACGTGTTTTTTCATTAACGTACGCGGATCTTTGGTCCATCATTTCTTGAGGCGCTTTACATAATAATAGACCACCAATTTCTATGCCTTCTTTAAATTGGCTATTGGGGTCCGCTTGTAATATGACTTCTGGGTGTTCCGAATGCTTCACCGGTTCCCAGCCTTCACGCATTTTTGAAGAGACGTTCATGTTATCAGGTTCATTAAGTAAAGAAACTCTGACCCAACGATAGGCGTAACCAGGTTGTTTTGTAAACTCCGGAAGGAGCGATGCAGGTTGCCATTTTTTAGCTTCGTCTTGTCTTACTTCTGTTTCTCTTGATTCTCTTTTAATTACCTTATCCATTTGCGTTCTCCAATTTTATCATTTCTCTTGCATATTGCTCCGGTGTTAACTTAAGCTTTTTAGCGAAAGCAACTTGTGTTTTAGACAAACGTACTTTTTTAGGCGCGGTACTACGCGTTGCCGGTGCAACTACATTCGAAGGTTTGCGTTGGGCGGGTTTCTCCGATTCCAACGAATTATCCCCAAAGTTCTCAGGGAATCGTTTCTGCATCGTTTCATCTATACGACGGTAGTATTCGTCAGAAGTGGGATTGATCCCGCCCCTAACTAATTTTTCATGTACTCCTAAAGCTAATGAAGTCATTTCTTCATCTTTACCAAACCAGGTATTGCTTGCTTGCCAAGCCTGAGCTTTAGCGTCTGGCGGTGCTACTCGAGGACGTACTGGTTGTTGATTAGACTGTACACTACTTTCATTAACTTGTGAAGGGGTGTATTGTGGTTTTAATGCTGAAGCTTGAGATAATCTCATTTGAGCGCTATTCATTGCTCCTTGTGCCTCAATTATCTTTTCAGTATCGCCCGCATCATAAGCTTCACGGTAATCTCGCTTAGCTAAATTCAACTCTGACTCTGCTGATTTGACTAACGTTTTAATATAATCCTCTTCGCCTGTGCTTAAAGTAGTTTGAAGCTTTTGATTTTGTTGATACACTTTTTGTGCATAAGCAATAGCTTCTTCTTTTTCACGAGCCGCTTCTTCTTTAGCACGTCTTTCGTCATGCCAAACTTTTTTAAGCTGAGCCATTCGTTGTTTAACACGCTCAGAATAATCTTCTAACGTATCGTTTTCTACTTCATTGACAATTTCTGCAGGTAGTGGCTCTTTGCCTCTATCTTCAGCTGGAGTATCATCTTCTATTTCAAGTTCAAGTTCTGGTTGTTTAGGTTGTTTTACTCGCTCAATATCAGCAGTGGACTTTTGACCGTCACTTTCTTTTTTGCTGGCCTCTAAATCTACCTCTACTTCTTCACCTTCTATTTCTAACTCATCGGGTATTTCATTTACTATTTCTGCCATGTTAATCTCCTATGCGCGTTCGTAGCCGCGTGGGTCATCAACCACTGCTTCTACGGTATCGTCGTTAATAATGCGGAATTCTTTTCCGTGGATTTTGATTCTAGTACCTGAGTAAGCACGAGTTATAACGAAGTCTCCTTCTTTACACCAAGCACCTGACGGAAATCTAGCTTCGTCTTTATACGCTAAATCTCCTAATTGCATAACAAACAAAACAACAGTTGAGTGTTCTTGTATTTGTTTTACAGCGTCTGATTTTATAATGCCACTTTCATAGGCTTCATCTGCTTCAGGTACCATACATAAAATGCGATAGCCTTTGACGTCAGGAAGTTGAGCCGCTAATTTTTCTTTAGCTTCTTGTTCGCTAACTTCTTTACCTTCAGTGGTTTTAGTGTTTTTGGGTTTTTTAATTGGCTTGCCACCAGCGTTTACTATAGTCTTGTCTGGTGTAGCATAAATAAAAGGTGTCTCAATACTAGGGTCTACACTCATTATTTATCCCCCTTTTTATTGATACTAATTACGGTATCTGTGGGGCTGCTATCAAAGTTGTTTTCTTTTTGTTTATCAGCTTGTATAATCTCAGAAATTATCATTTGAACAATATCAAATCCTCTGGCTTGCCCACAAGCGTGTTGATAAGCTTCAAAGCTATCAGTTCCTCTAGCCATACCTTCTACTACTTCGTTGCGTCTCTCTTTTACCAGGCTTGATAAATATAAGAGCGTTTCTTTCTTTGTCATGTTAGTCCTTTATATTAGTTAGTATTGTCCTCATCTTTTATCTCAGTCTCGTCTTTTAACTTTTGCACATGTGCAGTAGTCTCATTACGAACCTTAGATTCTTTTTCGCGTAAGTTAATATCTTTTTGTTTATTAACCGCCGCGGCTCCTAATTTAGCTCCTTCTAGAACTTCTTTAGTGTTTATTTGTTTTTGTTCCATCTCTGCTTTTGCTCCTATTTGAGCACCAGCGATAGTTTCTTGTGAGGTAATTCTAGCTTGCTCAAGCATAACATCACGCTGTACATCAGTAACAGCTTTTTGTTTTTCAAAATCAAGTTTTTCTTTATCAAGTGCAATGTCAGCCATAGTTTTTTGTGCTTTAACTTTAGCTTCCTCTTGTTTAATCTGTAGTTCTGCTTTTTGCATTTGCAAGATTGGATCTTCTGCTTGCTTCTCTTGTTCTTTCTGTTGCGCCTCGGCGTTATTTGCTTGTAGTAGTTTACCTGCCGCTGCCGCAGTCAATCGAGCAACTTCATTTTCTACATCTACTGGTAGTGGTTCGTCTGCAGGAGGTAGTGGTACGCCTAACTGTTTCTCTATTTCTATTCTGTATTGGAATGCAATATGCTCAGCTACGTGTGCTTCCATAGCTGCTACAATCATTCCTGCTTTTTGACTTTGCCCTACCATCTGTTTAATTTTAGGATCTTCGGCAAAAGCCATGTGTACCGCAATATGTGCTTCATGGTCTTGGTCAAGAAATGCTTTGACAGGTTTACCATTTATAATATTCATGTTCTCTGTTACTGGACCTAGTTGCTTAACATCATCTTCATTAGGTATAAGCTTATCTGCGTTTTTAACCCCAAGCACATCTAACATTTGACGATTAAGTTCTGGTAGGTCATATATGTCAGGATTCTGCTGTGCCATTTGCATGACTGCTTGATACTGTACAACCTTCTGTGCCATGGTTGCAGCATTAGGGTCAGCTACAGGAATAAGATTTACCTTATCGTAGTCAGCTTGTTTAGCTCCGGGTGTTCCTGTGGAAGGGTCATATTGATACTGCGGATCTGTGTAGTCTCTTATAATAACTTTAAGTAGCCCAAACTCTTTTTTCATTGCGTAGTAAATACGTGCGTTAACCGCCGACATTACTTTGAGTGTTCGCTCTAGTATTGCAAGTGTAGAACCTACTGGAGAGTTTGACGACATATCAGATACTTTCATATCTGCAGCGGAAGCAAAGCGTCTACCTTCATCAATGATTTTGTCCATCAAACCTGCTAATACTTGACTCGGTTCTTTATACGGAAGCATCATTATATTATCGCGGATGGTACCAGATGGTGCATCTACATCTCGGAACTCAGCTGGACCGATTGGTGTGTCGTCACCCTTAATACGTAGACCTCTAGCTTTAAATCCACCAGGTAGATTTGATAGTGTACCTGCATCAACTAACTGACGGAGTAACATAGTTCCTGATTTAGAGAAACCTCCAATAAGATGAATTAGTCCAAAGCAGTAAAACCCAAAGCCTGGGATGTAGCCATAGTGAACAAAGTGTTCGCGGCGTTTTTTAAGTTTGTCGTCTTGATTATAATTACGTCTAATGGCTAATACTTCTGAAGTGCCTTTATCAATAGTAACTATGTATGGAAGTGCTATGCCTGTCTTACCATCTTTGTCTTCATCTTCGTAACCTTCTAAGTCAAGGTTAACGTTCATTTCTAAAATTTTATATCTATCATCATTAGTAGCGTCAAAGCCCATTTGTTCCGCTATCTTTTTCTCCACTGCATCTAAGTCATAATCAGCCTCACCAAGTTCTACGTCACGGTAGAAACCCATTTGCTGTAAGTTGTGTATCTCTTGTTTAGTCTTACGCATAACGTGTGTTATACGTTCAGCTGTTTCTAAGTTTGATGCACCGTAAGGAACCACCATATCTTCAGCTGGTACAAATACAGATACTTGACGTTCAAGTGCTGGATCATAATAAACTTTCTTAAACGCATTACCTGCTAAACCCAGTCCCCATAACATTCTTTCATGCTCAGGTCTGTACTCTGGCATTTTATCCATGAGCTGATAGTTCATATTCTCTTGGACTCGTGCAGCTGACTCTAAACACTCAGGAGTTTCTTTACCGATGATAGAAGTTTTTACTGGGCCTGCAGCAGGAAAAGTCTCCATCATAGTTTCAGCTTGAAATTTAACTAATGCTTCAGAAAGAAGCGGGTGATATACAGCACATGCGCCTTCCCATGGTTCGCTGCGTTGTTCTATTTTTAAACCTAATAATTCTAATCCATCAACGTAAGTTTCTAGCCAATCTTTTCTTGAATTAATGTCATTACTATAGTCTTCTAAAAGGTCAGAGGCTAAAGTTTCCATGTACTGCTCATCTAATTCTTCGGCTAAGTTTGCATTAAACGACTCTTCGTCCATAGCATCTGGATCTATAACTATCTCAGCATCTCCAATCCCAATCGTAACACTTTCTGGGTCTTCTATTTCAATCTCAATAGCTTCTTCGCCCTCAGCCATTTCTTCCAATCCAACTGGAGCTGCATATAATCCCTTATCTATATCTGCCATGGTTTTTCCTCAAATTACACTGCGTAATATTTTTTATGATTGCGACCTCTAAACATCTGTATATCATCTTCTTCGTCACTTGGCAAGCGAATAAATCCGCCCTGCCTGAACCGTGCCAATGCTAGTGTTGTTGCATCAACCAAATCGTCATTGGCTCCTGATGGAAAGTCATTACATTCCTCAATAACTTCGTGCGCCCAACGTCTATCGGGCGCCCATACAACACCCCCACTAAACAAATCAGACACAGCATTGACGCGACTAATCTTATCTTGTCCTTTTCCTGGGGTAAATTCTCCCACTGGGATACCCATTCTTCTAAATTCTTGATATAACGCTGCGCCATTAGACTTTTTCTCTACAATAAATGCATCTGGTTCTTGGTCTTTGTACTCTTCTATACAAAGTTGTTTTAATTCTGGAAATTCTAGCCGTTCTTTTATTGCATTTAACAATATTATAGCGTAATTATTAGATTCTTCATTAAAAAAGACCCCCCACGTAGTTAAAGCATTATAATCGGCTCTATTATTAGCTTCTTGTGCGGCATCTAACGTCATTATTATAAATTCACACGCTGGAGGATCTTCTTCCTCCCATATATTCCACCATTCACGCTTAATTAATGCTCCTTCTTCCGATACTGGGTTTTGTAAATACTGTGCGTTCCAATATCGTATATCTAACGCAGCTCGTCTAGACTGTAATTCTTCAATAGGCCAGAACTCGGGCCATAACGGTACTTCTACTCCTTGTTTATCTTCTAATATAGCGGGAAACTCTACTACTTCCCAGTCATCTACGTCATCATTCTTAATCATTTGGTTAACTATCTGTCCTGTCAGGTCTAATTTAGACCATCGAGTCATAACAACAATAATAGCACCACCAGGCATAAGACGTTGTAGTGGTCCTGATTGAAACCACTCCCATGCAGGAAGAAAAACATCTGCTTTGCCCAACTTTGCATCTTGTTCAGAGTGTGGGTCATCGATTATAAAAAGGTCTGCACCCCTACCAGCAAGAGCGCCACCAACGCCAATAGCAAAATACTCCCCATTATAATTAGTGCCCCAACGAGAAGCCGATTTACTATCCGCTTGCAGGCTGATGTCAGGGAAGATGTCCTTATACGGGTCTGAACCCACCAAATTTCTGACTCTACGACCAAAATTAACCGCGAGGTCAGCCGTGTGAGATGCCATAATAACTTTCTTAGCGGGATGGTTACCCAAGAACCAAGCTGGAGCAAGATATGAGATGAGTTCCGACTTGCCATGTCGAGGTGCAATGTTGACAATAACTCTTTTTCTTTTGCCTTGAGCGATTTCTTCGAATAGTTTAGCCAATTTTGCATGGTGTGCTCCAACTTTGTAGTCTGGGTAGACGTGTTTTATAAAATCTAAAAAGTTAGCTTTACCTTTATTCTGTGTTAACTCTTTTTGATACTGTTTTAATAATGTTAAGCTTTTTTGCCGGTCTTTGTTAGACATATTAGGTAATGCTTTTTGTAACAATTCTAAGTCGTCATGACTAATCATTATCTATGATCTCGTGCTCACCCTCAATCAAAGTGCCTTTGAGCTGTTCTATAGTTTCTTTTAATTCTTTTTCTAATTCTTCTCCAGATTTAGAGATGTGTGTAATTTCTGTTTTCTTTTTAAACGCATCAACGCCATCAATCTCTCCTATTGCACGTAGCGCAGCTATCTTATCCCTGTCATTTTTAGCCATCGCTACTAGTTGTACAAAGTTATTTACAACAAAAAGTTTAAGGTCTGCAAGTTCTTCCACAATCATGCAATTAGTTTGGCCCACTAGACCCGCTAAAAACGCCATAGTCTCATTAGGGTACTCAGCAAACTCAGGCTTTAACTTTTTATTAGTCATCATTTCCCGAGCTAAATCTTTTGCTTGCTCTTGATGTTCTTTACTAGGAGTTATATCGTCGCCATTAATGTCGGCTATAGTTTTAATAGTATTGGACCGTACTTCGAGCTCTTTCTCAGGTGACATGGGGGGTAATGTTTTTTTAGTTTTAGTTGGATATAAAACATCGCTGTCAATTGCTGGCATCACTACGGCAGGTTCATATAAATCGTTTGGTGATGCAGTGGATACTGTTGGTATTTTTAATTTGCTCATTGTGTTCGCTGTTACACCCTAGTTAATTTGCAGCTAATACCGCGAGTATAACTAATAAATTAATGCAAGGCAACACGCAGAAAGTAATAGCGCGAACATTATGTATATAGATATGTTTTCCATAGGCGTATTTTAACTGGTTCTTCTTGTTCATGTGGTAGTGAGACTCATTCGTGTTTTCATATCACTGGACCAGTGCTATGAAGTTTTTCAAAATTTTTGCAAAATATTTTTTTGATCTGCGTTTTGTTTAGGTACCCGGGGGTATATGTAAAGTAGGGGGGTACCCCTTGCTGTATTGCAATTTCGTTATGACTATTTACGCGAATCAGTATGTATATATATTATATTTTATACTTTACGCCGATTGTTGGGGTGGGGGCGGGGTGGGGTAAAAATAACTAAGATAATACTTGACATATTCTGAGATTTTGGTATTCTAAATGGGTAGTACATTTTTAACAACACGGAGAAATATTATGG